GTTCTTGATTTGTCATTATAATACCTCTGTTAATATTCTGAACGAAACTGTGGTATGATCCTTTCTAAATTTAACCTTTACCGGCATATTTTTTAACTCATCTAAGAAAGATACTTTAGCATCGAATGTAAGTTTTTTTAGAAAAGTATCAGTGCATAAAAATTTTAAAGTACTATCAAAAGAATTTTTACTTTCTAAATCAAACCATACCTGCAATATAGGTTGAAATGCCTGATACCCTACTCTAACGTTCGTAATTTTACCAAGTTTATATGTTGTCATTTATTCTCCTAAATTAATTGTAAATGAATAATTAATAAATTTAGCTTCTTTAGTATTTATTGATTTAGGTATAAAAAGATATACTATACAACTTACAATTAAAGTAATCAATACTGCCATAAATATTGCTAAAATTGTATCTTTCATTTTATTCTCCTATGTCGGATTTAAGAAAATATTTGTCTGCATCATAAACTCTTCCAAATTCTTCTCTCCAGAAATCCTCGATACATTCTTTTTCTATTCCGTATTCTACTTTTAGATACCGATACATTTCTTCTCGTGTAAATAATTTGATGTTAGGATCATCTGCAAATAATTCCGCTTCTGTTTTTCTTAATACGGTCATAATTACCTCCCTATAAATTTTTTAAGTATTTTTTCAAAATTTAGTGTTGCTAATTCTAAGTCAGTTTCTCTTCTGGTCTTAACTGCTAGGACTTTGTTAAACTCTTCATTATTTAAAAGTATAGCCCTAGTATACCAAAAGTCAAGAGTCTCTTTCTCAAAATCTTCTTTTAAACTATTTGTCTTATCTACTGTTATCATTTTACTTCCTCCTATTTTTCTTTGCCCTACTACAGTTATACCATAGTTAGAAAATTTGTCAATAGCTAAACTTAAAATATTTTAGACGAACTTTTAGATAAACCTATTGACTTTTCTATGGAATAACGTAAACTTTACAATAAAAGGAGATGAATATGAAAATAGAAAACATATCTATAAAGAGAAAAATAACAGATACTATGCTTAGCAGGTTAGAAACTTTTGGACATAAATATTCGGTGGCATTAAATTATAGTATTAGTATTATCCCCAGACCTCCAAAAGAACATTTTCTTGGCAGAATGAATGATGAAAAAAGAACGATACTAATTGCGTATGATAAACATACTAGCGAATATCTGCTATACATGGCATTATTTCACGAATTAGCTCATGCTGTTGTTATGGATAATAAACAATATACCTTTCTGACTAAAGGGAACAAAGGTAAATATGGTAAATTAGCACATGAAGTAATAGCCTCTGAAGTACAAAAGGAATGCTGTATGTTTTTTATAGGCATCAAAATACCTGCTAAATATGAAAGTAAATTCCCTACTTATTTTAAAATTGCTAAAAAATATGAAGATATTATTAACAGAGTTACTCATTATATTTGTTCTATTTAAAAAATACAGGAGATAATATGTTAACTAGAAACGAAAGAGAAATTGGTCTAGAAGCTTTAAAAAACTATAAATTCATTGACTGCACGAGCAATGAACTTGATAAGTCTTTACATTTCTGGATCGACAAAAATACTCTAATAAAGATAAAATGGCATGAAGGTATCTTTAATTATATAGTAACATTAATAGAATATAAGGAGTTTACCAATGAAATTTAAAACAAAAGTAGTAAGTATTAAAAACGGGATCATAGAGGTTGAATCTACGCTAGAAGAACGCCAGGCTATAATAGATAAGAGCTATGGCGAATATTGTTGTAATAGAGCCTGTATAGTTCAGATAAGAGATGTTTTAGTAGGACTCTTCTGCTCAACAATAAAAGTACAATTATCCGCAGATAAAATGATTTTTAAAAGCAATACTGATTTAGAAAAGAATTTTGATTTACGGGTTGAAGATGAGATTATTATAGTAATATAAGGAGGAAGTATATGTTGTATGGAAATTTTAAACAATCAAAGACATTAGAAATGGCTCCTACTACTAGATGGCTTATTGAGGAGCATTCTAAAGAAGCTAAGAAGTATTGCAACGGAGTCGGGTCTACGAGTACATGGCTTAACAGATTGCTTTGTCATCTTACTCCTAACACAATCTGGGGAATGAGTATAGTGTCTGCCTCCCAGGTGCATGATATCGAATATAGTTATCCAACCGTATTCAGAACTAAAGGAGAAGCGTTAAGATTTAAAATGGAAACTGATATAAGATTTCATCATAATATGATACTACTCATCGCTAGAAAATATAAATGGTATAATAAATTTCTTGCAATTCCCAGGCTTAATAGAGCTAAATTATATTATGAAGCCGTCTCTCACTTTGGCATGGATGCGTTTATCAAAAATAAAAAAATATTAGAATAAAATTATTTGTCATCTTGACATTTTCATTATATGTGATAGACTTTAGATAGAAAGTAAAAAGGAGGCAAAAATATGAAAACTCTAAAAAGTATAAAAAGGTCTATCAAAATCTTAGAATTAAAAATGGACGAAATTGATAAATGCGAGATTGTGGCAATTAAGTACGATAGACTTAAATGGAAAGTTATTGAGCTAAATAAAACAATCTTAAATCTAATTGCAAAACACGAAAAACAAAATCCTCCCAAAGAAAGATTTAATCCCAAAATTTTTTATAGAGCTTGGGAAAAAGCAAATGAACTCGAAGACTAAAACTTTAACTGGAATCTTATTAGGAACTGAAGATAAAAAAGAACAAAATAAAATAAGAGAACAAGCAAGGAACCAAATTGATGAATATGTTAAAAACCTTTTATACAAAAAGTGAAAAAAAATCAATAGAGTTGTTACCTGAAGAAGATATAACTCGTAGAGCTATTTGGTCCATGGGGATAAAAGAAATTCAAATCAACAACCAATTATTAGAGCTTACAAAGAAATTAAATGAAGTAATTAATTATATCAATAAAAATGGAGTATAATTATGAAAGATTTTTCTGATGTACAAGTTCCAATAGTTAGCGGCGAAACTTATCAATTTGTACCGCATGATACTTACAATCTTATAAGAGGCAATATATTCATTGAAGGTCTTATTTTAGACGAAATAGGGACTGATGTTTTAAAACAAATACTTTTTTTAAATCGAACTGAGAAAGAATTTATAAATATTTTCATCGATAGTCCTGGAGGATCTTTTGATGCAACAGTATTAATAATAACTGCAATGAATCAATCTCCTAAAAAAATTAGAACTATAAATTATAATAAGGCTTGTTCGGGCGGAGCTATGATTGCGTATAATGGGACTCCTGGATATAGACTGAGTTATCCTTACTCGAGATGGATGATACATGATGGAGCAATAACGGGAAATGATGGAGCAAAAAAAGTTAATAAAGTTAAGTTAGACTATGATGATCTTAGAAAAACAAATGAGTTTGTAATAAAAAATCTAGTTAAAATAACCGGCAAACCAGCAAAATTCTTTAAGGAATTTTTGCCCAAAGATAAACATATGTCAGCTTCAGAAGCTTTAAAACTAAATTTATTTGACCGTTATGTAACAAAAAAAGATACATTAGAGTTTTAAAAATGGAAAATAAATCACTAAAAAATCAATTCCGCAAGCTTACAAAGAAACAGAAAACGTGTTCTTATTGCGGAGTTGAGTTTAGTGAGGGTAACACGTCAAGTGTAGATCACATTTGGCCTCTTGTTAGATACGGCAAGAGAGCCAATATTCTGGAAAACTTCATAAAGGTATGTAGACATTGTAATTCTGAGAAAAATGGTTACCAACCTACTGAATGGCTTAAAAAGAAGAATTACTTAACACCGGCTTTAGAAGACAAAATTCACAACGCTTTTTTAGCAATAATAACATAAGGAGAAAAAATGAAAACAGATATTAAATATGATAAAAAAATAGTAATAAAATCTAAACATGGATTAATTTTTAAAAAAAATCAAAAATTATTAGTTAATGGATATACGTTTAAGGTTGTAAATTGCATATTCAATAAAAAAACTTCGTATCATGTATTCTTAAAATATTACGATAATACATTTGCAAAATTAGTTCGTAAAAACAAAAAGGTATAAATTATGCCAACATCATCATTTGATAAAGAATTTATAATTTCAGATCCAGAAGCGCTGCAAAGACTTCTGGACGCTTTAGAAAACCCTGAAATAATAAAAATAAAAAAAGAAGAAGAAGAAGAAAATGCTTAAGATTAATGATACATGGGACAAAATCAGTCTTATATTTGCTTCTGTATCAATTCTAACCTATTGGCTTATTATCTTTAATGGAGTATGGGGTATTTGTTTATCCGTCATAAATTCTATTTTTTGGATATCATATTTTTGGAAAAAGAATATTATAGCACAAATTATCATCCATATTTCGTACATGTTAGCGAATATAATATTTTTCATACATTATTTTAAATTATAAAAAATGGAGTTTTCAATGAGTAGCGAATACAAAAAAAATGTTTTAGAGTTTTGTGGATTGTATCCGGAGAAGACAAATACTGAGATTGCCAATAAAATTGCTAGAATCAAAGAAAAACCTGAAGACATTGAAAAAATTAGAACACTCGTTCGTTATTACCGTGGAGTAAATGGCTCCAAATGTAGAAATAAAGTGGCAATAGGAAAAGCAATTAGAGAAAAATATTACAAGAGATTTTCTTTGCCTAAACCTATTGAATATACAGACTACAGTCCATTAATATTAAAAAGTAAAAAAACATTAGTTCTAGCTGATATTCATATTCCGGATCATGCTACAAAAGCGATAACTCTAGCTATTAAATATGGCCATGATGTTGATACTGTTATACTCCTTGGAGACGTGATTGACGGATATCAGATATCTAAGTTTTCTCATGATCCAGGAAGACCTTCGCTAAATGAAGAAATAAAACAGTACTATAAGCTTATTGAATATATAAACCAAGAATTGCCTAATGCTAAAATAGTATATAAGGCAGGTAACCACGATGGAACTCGTTTACAGACATACCTTTATAGATCCGCTCCTGAAATATCAAATTTTGAATCTTTAAAGCTAGAAAATTTACTGGAATGTAAAAAGTATGATGTTACCTACGTTCCTGATATGAGAATGGTTCAGATAGGAAAACTTCTTTTCCTGCATGGACACGAATTAGGTGGAAATCCAAGTTGTAATATTGCTAGATCTCTATATCTAAAAGTAAACAAGAATATTATGTTCGGACACTTCCACCGAATCGAAGAGTACACAGATGTAAATTCCATAACAAGAGAAACAAAGGGATCTTATGCTGTAGGATGTTTGAGCAATACTCAGCCAGACTATCGTCCGTACTCAAAGTTTATTCAAGGATTTGCAGTAGTTACATTTAAACGCAACGGCGAATTCGAAGTTGATAATAAGATTATTCTAAACAATAAAATAGTATAGGGGATTTTTTATGTCTGTAGAACTATTAAATGAAATAATTAAAGGTCAAGATTCTTATATTTTTAAATTAGAATTAGTCTTGAAACAACAAAGTAAGGAAATTGAATTAAGAGAAACTATTATAGATGAGATAATAGCACAGTTTGATTATTCGCACGATTTAGAATGGAGAAAGGATTTTAAAGAAAACATAATAAATACAGTAAAAAAGCAATTAAGGTCTTGATATTTTTATTATGTATGATAAACTTTAGATAAGTAAAGGATAAATAAAAAATAAATAATGGAGATTATATGATTAAAAAAATTTTCAAAGCAATTAAAAATTTCGTACGTTTATTAAACGAAATAGAACAGGAAGTTATTGACAGTCAAAGACCTAGTCTTAAACCTAAAAAAACTAAAAGTGAACGAGCTAAAGAGCAGATGCGTGATAGCTATGGCAGATTTACACGATCCCCTTATTTTGCAGTGTATAGGAGATAACCTATGAAAATACCTAACAAACAACTTTGGAATCTATGTGATCATTTAATTGATTTCATTCTGCCTAGGCTTATTGCTTTTCGAAAAATGAAAAGAGAATCATATTGTTCGGATTTTAAAAGTATGTCTCAATGGAATAAGGTATTAGATAAAATGATTTTTGCCTTTGATTATAAACAAAATGAACATACAAGAGGTTTTTATAAAAAAAGAAATATTAAAGATCCCTACAGAAAAACAAAAGATAACTTACAGTATTGTAAAACATATCAATTAGAAAATGATAGAGTGTCAATGAGTTTTGATAAAGATCCAGAACCTAAATTGCCAAATCTAATAGAAATTAAAAAACATTATCAAGATACAAAATTAGTTATGAAATATCATAAAAAAGCGCAAGAAGGCTTTGAATTATTCGGAAAATATTTAAACAATTTATGGGATTAAGAGAAGAAGAAATGAATAACATAGAAAAAGCCATAGAAATAGTCAATAAATATTATTATAGACCTATTAATTGTAAGATATATAAAAATCAGGTTGAACTTCTTAAGGCTGAAAGTCGCGATAATGGATATCCTTATAAATATTTAGTAAAATACTACAGAAAGTATATACTGGCAAATAAAACAGAATATATTGAAGACGTATACAATGATGATGATCCAAAAGCAACAGATACAATTGCAGCAATATGCGGAGATCCTATAAAAATAAATAGTTATTTTTATAGCATGGATACAGATAATTGGATAAAAACTTTATTGCACGAAATTGCTCATAACTATTATTTTAAAAAAAGCAACGGAGAGACTTATGGCGGAGAACATGAGTGTGATTTATACGCAATTAGATGGACTAGGAAAATTAAAAAAATAAGAGGTAAAAGAAATGAATAACAAATTTATTCTTACTGAAACCAAAAAAGTAATACATGGAATTACTCTATATCAAATCCAGGCGGTGAGATCATTTGGTAATGTAACAGAAGGAGATTTAGGCGGGTGGATAGAAAAGGAAGAAAACCTTAGTGAAGATGGGGATGCTTGGGTTTATGATAGTGCTACAGTTTCTGGGGATGCTAGGATATCTGATAATGCTTGGGTGTATGGAGATGCTAGGGTTTCTGGAGATGCTAGGGTTTTTGGGAATGCTCAGGTTTTTGGGAATGCTCAGGTTGCTGGGGATGATTGGGTTGCTGGGGATGCTTGGTTTTGGGGAGATATTAATTTATGGAATAATTAAATTATAAAATAAAGAGGTAAAAATGAAAGAAGTAAGAGAAGAATTAAGAGAAATATTTTATAAAGAAGACCTTAGAATAAGAAATAAAATAGATGAAACACTAAAAAAACATAAGCTAATATCTGCTTTGTTATTAAGATACGAAAAACAACAACGAAGATTATATTTTGATAGTAGGCGATTAAAACAACTAGAAAGAAAACTACAGGAGGGAAAATGACAAACGATTTAATTAAGCAAGAAGAAAAGAAGGATTTATCAGTATTTACTGACAGTAATAACTTTGAGATGGCTCAAAGAGCTGCAAAGCTTTTAGCAAGCTCTAAATTAGTTCCTGTTAACTTCCAAAATAACTTACCAGACTGTTTAATCGCTTTAGAAATGGCCGGAAGGATGAAAACTTCTCCTATCATGGTTATGCAGAATATGTATATCGTTCACGGAAAGCCAGGATGGTCTGCTCAATTTTTAATAAGTTCCTTAAACGCTTCTGGAAGATTTAGTTCTTTAAGATACGTTGTTGACGGAAAAGATGATGATTATGGTTGTGTTGCATGGGCAACTGATTCTAAAGGGGAAAAATTAGAGTCTCCTAGAGTAACTATTAATATGGCTAAAAAAGAAGGCTGGTTCGGTAAAACAGGTAGCAAGTGGCAGACTATGCCTGACCTTATGTTACGCTATAGATCAGCTACATTCTTTATCAGATTATATGCACCTGAACTTGCAATGGGCTTCCAAAGTCAAGAAGAAATAATTGACGTAACCCCTGATAAAACCTCTCATTTAGAACAGGAGTAAATATGAGTGTCCATCACAAATTCAGCCCGAGTTCGTTATCACGTCTTTATTCATGCCCTTATAGTATTAAGGGCTTTGATTTACCATCCAAGGATAACGAATACTCTTTAGAAGGCACTAAACTTCATGACGCTATAGCAGTTAGATCTTTCGAAGGGCTAAATGATGAGCAACGTTATATAGTCGAAAATTGTATTGCCTTTGAGATAGAATTAACAAAGAATAGCAATGGAGTTTTTTATGAAAAGGGAATATCGATACAAGATAATGGAAACGAATTACTATCAGGAACCTGCGATGTTGTAGCACTATATCCCGATAAAGTTTTGGTTTTGGACTGGAAATTTGGCCGAGGAGAAGTTGAAGAAGTTGAAAACAATTTGCAGTTAGCTGCATATGCTTTAGGGTTAATGCAAGAATTTAATAAACAAACATGTGAAGCTTATATATATCAACCTAGGATTAAACATCTTCCGCAAAGTTATACGTTCACTCGTCCAGATTTACTTCTAAAGACAATAAAGAAGATCATAGCAAAGTGCGAAGTGGAAAATCCCGAGATTAATCCTGGCGAAAAACAATGCCAATATTGCAGACTAAAAGAACATCTTCAGTGTCCTGCTCTTAAGAACGAGCTGACAACTATTGATAAAACTGTTAATTTGCCAGAATTATCAAATGAAGACTTGACAAAGTTGTATTTACGTGCTAATATTGTAGACAAGTATTTAAATGCAATAAAAGAAGAGTTTAAACATCGTATAGAAATAGAAGGCAGTTGCGGCGGATATATATTTAAAGAGTATATTGTAAAAAGTTATACAGTTGAAGAATCTATAAGAAAGAAAATAACAAAAATTAAAGAATGAAAAAGACATGCACAATTTGCGGAAAAGATTTTGAAAGGGTTAGTGTATTAGAAGGTGAGAATTTTCCACAATATTCTGTTGAAATTGATTGCAATTATGAAGTTACGTTTAAGAGAATTTCCTGAGGGTTAAAGCATGAGTAAGAAGGGATGGGGCCAGAAGCTGATTGAAGGACTTGTTAAAGAGAAGCAAGCACAGATCGATGCCGAAGAACAAGAACAAAAGAAAAAGAAGAAAGATGGGGCGTGGCAGGATGATCCTGTAGAATATGAAAAACGCCTTAAAAGTGGAAAGAAACATTTTGAAGAGGATCCTATAATTCAAAGTTATATGAAGAAAAAATGATATTCCCTCTTGACTTTTTATAAAAAAGTGATAGACTTAAATAAAAAAGATAGGAAAATATGACACTAATAATAAAAATTGAGGAAGGCATAGAATTATTTAAAATAACAAATTATATCTATTGGCTTAAAATAGAAAGTAGATATAATTTAGCTATGACCTTTCTTAGATATCAGGAATATTACGAATCTCCATCTTCAGATTTTAGGGGCAAAGATTTTACTATAATCGATTATATGGATTGGTATTCTAAGACATATGGTAAGGGAAGTTTTACATATCCTAATGACTGGGCAGGCTTTAATATTCCTAGTAAAGTACTTAACGATATTTTTGATGGAGATATAAAAGACTGGAATAAATATGATACAATAATGTATAAAGCATATTGCAATATAGATGATGAAAAATATTATCTAATTGGAGCTAATAAACAAAATAATACGCTCAATCACGAAATAGCGCATGGCTTATATGCAACCAATACAATATATAAAGAATCAATGGATGAATTAATAACGAATATCGATCCAGAAGATAAAAGATTATTTTATTCAAAATTATCTGAAATGGGATATACTATAGAGGTATTCGATGATGAAATCCAAGCATATTTAGCAACATCATCATGCATTCAATTTGAAAGAGCAGAAAAATATAAAGAAGAATTTAAAAATAAATATGAAAAATTCTATAATAATGCTATTGATTTTTAAAATATATATGATAAACTTAAAATAAAAAGGAGAAAAAACATGGCCTGTATAATTCATTCTTGTGGATGTGGTGAAATGTGGTTCGATAACGAGGTTTTAAATTATTGTCCTAATTGTGGAGATTTTAACAAAGGAGATTTTGATGAAGATAAAATTGATGATATTAGAGACGAAGTTGCAGATATAGAAGAAGGAGAAGGAGAAGATAATGAGTGAATTAAGTTATTTTCTTAAGTGTGTGAATAGAGTTCTTAAACTATTAGATCTCGAAACTCCAGAAAAAGGAGGATGCTTAAACTGTCCGTACTCAGTTACTTGCGAAATCCATGACTTTAATAAATGCGGAATAGATAAGGAGCAATTGAACAAATGAAATCAAAATTTAAAAAATGCGATTGTAATAATTGTAATTGTAAAGTTGATTGTGACTTGCAATACTTAGAAGAAAATGGATGCACGTGTTTTAATGAACAAACTGACAAAGAAGATACAATTTTAAAAGAGTTACATTGGGATTTAGAAAATGAACACTACTTCTTTCCGCTATAGATATCTAGAAGTTAGTAAAATATAAATTAATCCTGTATTAGCATATGGAATGCGCTTAACTGAGATAACGTCAACTGTTAAGAGACTACGAGGTTCGATTCCCTTGTACAGGCCAATTAAAAGGATATATTATGATAGCACCAACAAGAACTAAAGGTACATTTAAATGCAGAACTTATATAATTTTCATAAATTTATCTAAAAAGGAATATAAAGAAAGCTTTCCTTTTAGGACTAGAATTGGATTAAGATTTTTACAATTATTAGGAGTAGTAACTATTAAATTAGGATAAAAAAAATATGAGAATTTGTTTACTGATAATTATTTTTACAATAATGAAACATTTTAATATTCCAATTCAATTTATGCTCGAAAGTTATATCTTTTGTTTTTTTGCATTTTTGGCGGCAATACACGATTTTAAAAATTAACAAAAAAGGCTAATTATGGAAATAGCACGAACTATTTTATACGTATTATTTTTAACCATTGTAGCAGTTGGAACATTGTTTGTTTGTTCCTGTGCTCAGATTGACTTCAGTAAAAAAGCATTAGCTTTGGAATCAACGGTATTTGGACTAGATGTTTCAGTTCCTTCTTTTGTTGGAGACGCTACATCATTCTGCAACTTAAAATTAGGTTATGTAACTACAAAGTATACATCTGCACCAGCTGGAAGTAGTGTAAGCATCGATAAAGAATATAAAGATGCAAGCTTTTGGAAGATGGAAGGTACAGTTACTACAAAACTAAATGTTGATTTTCCTAGAGATGCACCATTAAAATAAATCTTGATAGTTGCTTGCGATAGTCAAGATGCAAAGGCTTTCTCCTGAGCCAATTTGACAAATCAGGAGTTTCTAAATTAAAATAACATAATGAAAGACATACATGGTAAAATTATAAGAGACGGGGATATTATTTATATCCCCTATTGGTTTGTAAATGGCGTACACGGAATCCATGGAGTTGTATATAAAAATTTGAGTTATTATGAAATATCGGAATTTTATGTAAAACTTGAAAACGGAAAAGAACTTAGACTAAAAGAAGGTCAATCATTTATTAAGTGCTAACTCTTTGTTATTTTTTCTATCTATCCGCTCTTCTAATCTACCTATTTGAATTTCGATTCTCTTTAAGCTTTCTTGAGTTTCCTTTGCGAGAATTTTTAACTCTCCAATATTCAGCGTTGAGATTTCTTTAAATACTCTAAAATCATTCCATTCAGTTATCCCCCAAATTGCTGCTGATAATAAGAACGATAGAATTGTTCCTACTATAGCTTTCCACTTTTTCTGTATAAAACTCATAATCTTACCTTATTTAAAAATAAATTATTCTTGGAATAAATGTAACTGGCTCAAATCCATCTTCTGTTTGTAGTTCTATCCTTCTTATGCCCATAACTCCAGTAGAACCCCAGGTATCTGCAATTTTAACAGCATAATATCTATAAGCAGTAGAATTTGTAACTAAGACATATTTCGGATCTACAACATCAGAATTAACGTGCTCAAGTAATTGCGATATATTTGTTGTTAACTGAGTCCAATTTGTATTTGTTGCATAAGTTAACTCTGCAAAAGCTCCAGCATTATTACTTCCCCAAAACGTAAAGTTTTTGCAACCTATATTTGTATTACCAGAATCTTGATAATTCTCATAATAAAATCTTCTTATAATATAGCTACTTTCTAAATCTATATGAAATCTTTGATTTGTTATTGTTAAATCAGATGATACCCAAGCATTACCTGTAGCTACTCCAGTTAAAGATTTAGTTGGATCGGTAGCATAATAAGGATGATACGTATTGCTAGCATTTTCAGTTGTTGCTTTTACATACGTGCTAGATTGAGTTGGATAATGCGATGTATAAGTTGTCATATATCAATCCTTTAAGGAAGTTGAAATTGCATTGTTACAAATAATCCTTTGGGGGCTGTAGTGCTTATAGCATCAACGTCAATCCTTAGCATATCATTTGTTGCTACATCATCATGAGCAGCGTCAACCGTTCCAGTTCCTAAAGTTGCTGTCGAAGCAATAGAAATAGGGCTTGAAAGCATATCAACCGAATCGGTAACATTGTAAATCTGAATGGTTGTGGCATTAGTTACCCCAGCTGTAATTGTTGAGCCAGTTGCTGATATAAGATTCATACCATTTAGAGCGGCGGGTAGAGGCCCGATATAGGCGTGTCCGTCTGCTACGGTTACATCTGTTGTTGCAAGTATAGCGTTAACATTGATAGATTTAACCCCGAATATCGTAGACCCGGCAAGCGCATCCGGAGTTACTGCTAGAGTTGCACTTGATCCAGTTGTAACCTCTGTATCAATAGCAAGTTCCACTTTCCCTTTTACCGTGGTTGAAGCGTCTGAAATCCAAGTATCTAACTTGTTAGAGCCGTCTGAAACGGGAATAGTTGCAGCTCCAGCTGTTGCCGAAACAGGATACCCATCTTTTAAAGTCTTAGAATTTGCTCCGTTCCACTGAGGAATATAGTTTGCTGTATTAGTTGCCGGAGCAACTACATCACCAGCACCGGCCGGAATTGATCCTATAATAGCTTCTCCGGATCTCTTAAGATATTGACCATCTGCAATAGCAGCCAAAGGTAAATCTTGACCTCCAAGTTCTTTAACTCCAAGTGCTACTGTTGCAGTTGTAGCCGTGGTTGCACTAGTAGCTGTAGTTGCGCTAGTAGCTGTGGTTGCAGTTGTAGCATTAGTTGCCAATGTTGCAGTTGCAGCGTTTCCTGTGCAGGATCCCGAAGCCCCAGTACAATTGCCAGTAACATTACCAGTAACAGACCCAACAACATTACCAGTTATATTTCCAGTAACATTGCCAGTAACATTGCCAGTAACGTCTCCAGTAATATCACCAACAAAAGTATCTGCTACAATTTCAACTGTATCAGGACTCGGAGCAGTAAATTTTTTGATTCGCTTTGTCATAATACTACTCCTTATTAATTATTTTTTTCCCTTCTTCAATGATCTTCTTAACTGTTTCAGGATTTTCTTCATAATACTTTTTCCCAAAAGTAAAAGCTATTTTTAATCCTGCCCAACATTTCGAAAAGAAATTACTCATTTGTATCCTCCGTTTGTTCTAAAGTTCCACCAGCAAATTCAGCATTTGCAAGAATTGTAGATACTACTGTATTATGCACCGAATAAAAAACTGAAAGAGCATCAATGCCTTCTACTCTAACATCCCTTTTTCCCATTATAGTTTTACCGGCTTGTTTTGCTTCGAAGTCTTTATAACCTTCTAGTGTTATAACTGCACAACTGGCTTTAAGGTCTATGTATACGCTAGTTGCTACCCAGCATGTTGCTTCGTATCCTGACTCTGTTTCAATTGCTTTTTTTATATATTCGCTCATAATTACTCCTATTTATTTAGTTCCAATTGCTCTTGAACCGATAGTATCTGCTTGGTAGTGAAACCCTAATGTTGCTATTAAAGCTTCTCCACCAAATTCATCTGCCGAAGCTGCAATTCTTTTTATTGTAAAGTGGACTTGATCCCCGATTTTTATATTTCCTCCATCTACTCCGCCCGTTGCGCCTGTGATAGTAGCAACATCTGTTATTAGCCAGTTATATTGCGTTGTGTAAGCGACTTCAACAGCAGTAGCAGTTATTGAGTCGGGGAAAGTAGCATTAGTTCTTGATACGCTATATATTAACTGCCATTTCACGTTATCTGTTCCGCCAGCAGGAGCGTCATTAGCTCCCCAGTGAATATGGAATACTAAGTTGGTTCCTTCTTTATATCCGTGCGGAACTTCAATAACCCCAGAACCTTCTTCAGCTACAGCAAATCCTACCGTATAAATTCCAGTTGCGTCTCCATCATTATCTAATATTTGCACAAACCCAGGGGCAGTTCCGCCAGTTCGTAACGTAAGAGCCCCAATGTTAGCATCATTATAAACTACAGTTCCCAGTACCAAAGTTTTTACTGCACCTGTAGTAATCGTTAAATCTGTAGGCGTTGACGTGTCTGTTTTTACTTGAGGAGTATTGCAAATAGGAGTAGTTATGTTAGTTGTAAAACTCGGAGCTTCCAAGAAAGCAAAAGTTTTCCTTGCTGTACCTGTTGTAATAGTAGCATAAAATGAATCCGTCAAAAATTCTATAGCTCCAGCTTCGGGAGAAGACAAAAGTGTTCCAGACGTTAATTTTAGTGGAGATGTCCCTGCTGTAGCTGTCCCTGCTTTGATGTGCAAAATTGCCGTGGGAGATGTAATACCTAACCCCAAAATGCCAGCAAAATAACTTTTTGCTAGTGCTTGGCTATACACTGCATAATTAGTTGCGCTAGCAGGAACTTCTGCGATATTAAGACCCCAGTTATTAGTTGCTCCAGTAACGCTGATATATAAACCTTGGTTTGTTGTTGACGCTCCACTTATAATGGATGTTATCCCATATTTAGTGGCAGCTGTACCACTTAATCTACAATCAATTCCCCCAACGTTGCTGGAGGACGACATTATTAATCCAAACGTAGCTGATATTGCCCCTTCCTGCAACGCAATATTCCCATCTGTAGTAAGATTCGTTTTATAAGTTCCATTAGAATTTCCAAGATTAACTGTGACATCTGCAGCACCTAAGTCTGTGGCTGTAGCTTGAAGCATATTCGCATTGATCGCTCCGGATGCAATTGCTGTTGCATTTCCAGTAGATGTTACTGGTCCAGTAAGGTTTGCATTTGTTGTAACAGTCGAAGCATTACCAGTTAAAGATGCAGTAATAGTTCCAGCTGAGAAATTACCGCTTGAATCCCTCTTAACTATTGTTGAGACAGTGTTTGCATTTGTTGCAGTGTCTAATGCACTAGCCTGTGCTATAGACATCAACCCCTTTTGCGCTGCACTAGCTGTCTGAATATCATCAGTTCCATCCGTGTGTTGAGAGGCGTGACTAGCAGGAGCAGAAACATCATCTCCGCTATTAATCCCACTAGTGTTCGCTAGGATAACTAACTGAGAATCAGTAACATAGCGGGCATTCATTGAGTCTAAGATGTCGGCTGTAGTGGCGTCTGTTCCAGCCAGTACTAATCCTTTTGCGTCGTATTGGATTTTAGTTTTAGTTGCAGGAGTTATAGCAACGTTCTCATCAACTTTAGCATCTATCTGAGTTTGTATTGCACTAGTAACCCCGCTCACATATCCTACTTCCGTATTAGTTACTGGGCTAGCTATTATTGCTCCTGTTCCGTCTGATATAGCTACCCTGTTAGCTGTTATACTAACTGGCGTACCCGTGCAGAGTAAATCCCAGTAAGAAGCATTTGGAGGCGTATGATTAAGATTTGTCTCTACATTACTAATATAAGAACTTCCGCCTAAAGACACTGCTTCACCGGCATTATAAGTTGTTTCCGAATTCCAAGCCCCCAACCAGACAAAACCATCAGTACTAGCTCCAAGTCCACTATCGGCAAGTTCAAAGATTTGATAATCACCCGTAATAGTATTCCCTGAATTATTAGTAATATTTATTCTTACATAATCACCTGACAAATCCAATGTGTAAGAAATACTTATCTGTTCGCCATCATTGTAATTCCATTCTATGCTTTGAGGAATTATTGAGTCATCGCTTTCTATAGCAATTTTTGCTTCTATTCTATTTTCATAAACCGTATCGCTAAAAACAAACGCAAATTTACAAGCATCAAGATTAACTTTACTGAATAGAATTATGTTAGCAGTTGCTGAATCTAAGATAACAACATTTTTAGAATCAATTAAATATTTCAAATCAGACTCAGTTTTATTATAAAATGCAGCACCTGGATCATCAGGAGAAAGAGGATTCGGAAGAAGTTTATTTGCACATCTAAAAGGGAATTTCAGAGTTTGGAAATGGTATCCGTCACCAGCTGATAATAATTGAATTTCCGTCCAAGGAGCTGGCGTTGCAAGAGAATCAGTTCCTAAGCGGTCTATAAAGTCAGAAGTATTTGAATTTAAAGTAAAAGAAATTTCTCCTTCAGTTATATCAGGTGTTCTATAAGTAAGGGTTTCTGTGTCAAACCAAGAATTCGTAAGATTAAAAGTATCGCCTAAAGCCATTAAAAATAGTGGTGTATAAGTTTCTGAATTAATATATTGTATATACCCAGCTGTTTTTGTGTCGGGATCTGTAGAATCTGCAAGCCTAACATATACTTTGCTTGACCCTATTGTATCATTATCGCCATAAGCCCATTGTCCAACAGTTAAGCTTCCGAGCGTTCCTTCAACTAATGCGATTGAATTAGCATAAACAGCTATTGGCTTTGCAGTTAAAGCATCAATATAATAGTATTCTGAAGTGCCTTGTCCTGATGCTGTCCAATGACTACCTACTGCAAAATCTGTATAAACAGGATTTGAAAAATCGTTATCTGTTAACCACTGAGCTGAACAATCATAAGGGAAAGAAGTGCAAGGCGTTGCAATATCCCCATCAACAACCTGGACGTTTACAACTGTATTTTTTTGTCCTATTTTTATTTCAGGATATAATTCGTTTTTATTGGGAACCAAACCTGATGATAACAAAATGTTGTTGCTCTGAATATCAAAATATATTTTTTGAGGTGTAACAGGCATAATTTCTCCTAAAGTTAATATACTATATATGTAGTATAGTCTTTTTTTAAAAAAAGTCAATAGTTATTTTAAAAATATTTCATTTTATTTAACTGATATTCGAACTATACTTCTTCTGGTTTTTTAAAATCAAAAATGGGCTTAACATAAAGCAATATTTTACTGCTACCATAAGCATGACCATAACTATAACCACAATCAGCCCCATCGGCATACCAGTTATATATGTGACCATTCCGTAAATAAATTCCTCCAGAATCTTCTGCTAACCATGGAGGCATAGGCCAAATACTTGGAATTGTAGCACGTGAATAAGCGTATTTACTCCATGTTGTATTAGGTATCATATATATTTTAGGATTGCCTATTATACTAGGTGGCAATGATGAGTCATTATTATTATAAGTTGGAGTAACAGTTAATTCCGTTGTTATTGTAATTTCATTTTGATTTAATTCGCAAGTTGCTATATATGATGGCCCATTTATCAATACAGTATAATCTTGTTCATGCTTTACATATAATTTTTTGCCATCAACTTCTTCGGTTGTGCTTATTGTACTGCTTGTAGTATTTTTTCCTATACAAATAATTTTACTCTTTTGTGTCCATACGCTAGGAGTTGTACCAGTAGCGATAAATGTTGTACCAGTAGCGTTGCTTCCACCAACATTTACAAAATCATCGCCTTCAATATAAGTTGTAATGCTATAATTATATCCTACAATTAATAATCCACTCGTTAAAATATCATGATCATAAGATCCTTCTAATATATACTTAAATTGCCTTGCTGAATTATATGTTGGATTGTTAAAAATTAATTTTATAGATGAAGAAATTACTGGTATTTGAGATACATAATTCAAATAAACATAAGGTCCATCGTTAAATCCGTCAAAAACCTCTACGGCATAAGAAGGATAGCCATACTCATCGGGATCTTCTACAGAAATTATTTCCGTGTGATGTTTATACCAACCGCTACCAGCTGAGTTTTGTATTCTTGTTCGTCCATTACATCCATACAACGGAAAATATCTTCCTTGAGATGTCATGTCATAAGGAAGATCAAAAGGTCCTGATTCTTCTGATCCTATAATAAGTTTATAGTGCATATGATAATCAGTATAATTATTATTTATATTTGTCATCGTATTCAATAAATCATATACATCCTTTGCAAATTCTCCTAAAAATATATTAGGAATACCATTAACTCCATATTTCCGCGCAAATAATAGTGTTGTATTTATGCTATTATTTGTGACAGATTCCATTGCTTCATTTACATTTTCTTCAGTATAAAATCCATTATTAATAAAAAAATTTCTCCATTGAATATAATAAGGTTGGGTATCATCAGAACTATTAACAGAATAATAACCAATTATTGCTTGCAATTCTTCATGAAATCTCGCTCTAAAACTACTAGGTTGCCATCCAAACCCAATACCTAAAGGAATAGCAAGATATTTTTCTTCTAAAGCATCACATAACGCTTGTAGTACTGGCGTTATTAATCGATTATTAAAACTTTCTAAAGTATCATCTATATTATAATCTATCCATCCACTCATTTTATTCCTCAGCTTCCATGGTTTCCCACAAAGGTATAGATACGCAATATATTGGCAAATTTTCTTCTGATTCCCCTTCGCCAGTAAGCTTTGAATATCCTGTTGAAAATCCTATTAATTTTGTTCCCGCTGGAATAAAATTATTTATTACAACAAGTGTAGTAGCAATACATTGTTTTGATGGCATATCATCATACTCGGGTAAAAGCGAAGAATATGTTGCTAAATAATAATCTGCAAATTCAGTTGTTTCTATAAAACTTACTATTTCTATTCTATAAGCAACCGTTGCGCTACCTTCGGAATAATCACGGCGTTTAACCCCATTACTACCAATAGTATTTCCTGTACCTTGGACACGTCTTACTGTGTCGGCAATTTTTCTGACTGATTCTTTTGTAAATGTATAAGTTGTCATAATTAATAAATACTGGATACTAGATGAAATCCACTCCAAGGAATACTACGTTTTGTTTTAAATTCAAGATAATATGGATCCAATTTTAACGCTGGCAATATAACATGTCCGTTTTTGTCTAACTCAGCTGGTTCTTTTATTTGTTTAGTTCCTTCATTTGGAGAAGCATAATTACTATTAGGAGTAATATCATTATTAATAATATCTGTTAATTCTCCATCAACATTTAATTGCCGAAAGCCTGCACTTTTAGGTTTTCGAATAAAAGATTCTTTATTAATTTCTACTTCATAAGCTGTTTCAAAATATCTTACACCTAAAATTTGATCATATTTATAAGTTGGATTTATTTTCCTAAATAATCCACAGTTAGACGCGATATTAATTCCTAAAATTGTAATAGGATTTGCATTTGTTGTTCCTATATAACCTGAAACAGAAGCATAATTAAAACAAGTATCTTCTTTTTGTGTCCAGCGTAAAATCATATTATATTTTTCTTCTTTCATGTCAATTGCTTGACCGGCCGTATTTTTTATAGGAACTGTTAACATTCCATCGGAATCATAAGCTTTTTCAATAGTTTCAATAACTACGTTAAAATCAATACTAAAATTAATTAACCGACTATTCAGACCTGTTGTATCATCTTTCTGGTTACTATCATTACCATCATTAGTTAACTCATAATAACATGTAATAATCCAACGAGCACCTACAACTCCATCTATTGTTACAGGAGCTTCTTTCTTACCACTTCTACGTCTTACCATTATGACATCTGATCCAGGCAGTAAATCATAAATCTGTGGTAGCCCAGAAGCTTTTAATATATCAATCTCAGAAGTACTAATAACATTAGTAAATACTGAATACATTCTAGGCATAGAAGCTGTGTCTTTAGTTTCGTCAAATATTTGATCCTGATGTAATTGTTCTGCTGCATATACTGTCATAAGTTCACCTCAGTAAACCCCCAACCTTGAACCTTAATACCACGTTCAAGTATTCTATTTGTTTTTTCTACTTCTTTTTGTGTTTCCTTAGATGGATTGTTGGCTAAATAGCTTTCTCTATTTTTAATTTCATTAGACTCATAATTTTTGGCGGCTTGTCCTAAATCTCTCATATATTGATTTTGAATTTCATTATATATTCCTAATCTTACTGGATCAGTAAAATGTTTTGTTAATTCTTGAAATCCTATTCCAGGATTTTTTTTAGTATTTTTATCAATACTAGCACTTAATCCTCCTTCTAAAGGTGTATAAGAACCAGTCCATCCTTTACTTGGATCTCTAAAAAAATTTGCCATAGAATCAAATGTATTAACTGAATTTTTGTCCCACCATGTCAAATAATCTGAAGCTGTATCTTTTAAAATACCAAATCCAGTTTTTGCGCTTTGCACTAATGTTTCTATGGCAAAAGGATCAGCTATAATATTATACATATCAATTCCAAATGCTTTAATACCTTTTAACATATCTACAAATACAGCAACTACATATTCTGAAGAAGTTGTTGCTGAAGTTTTCATGGTTTCAAATATGTTTACTATATCGTTTTTCATTCCTTCAATAATAAACGAATTTGCTGATCTATTCTTTTTAAGATTATCTGCTGCCTTAAACAAAGAATCTGCTAGTTTATTTTGAGCTTGTTCTATATTCATATTAGTGACTAATTGAACTAATTGTTCACTAACTTCTGTTATAGCATTTCCTAATCTTGTATAAGCACCTTGTTGTGTCTTAATATCATCAAGTGATAATTTATACCCCAGTGTTGCTCTTCTTATTATATCTGCATAGGCTGCTTGTTTTGTCATGGTTTTATCAACAGCAAATCCTAAACGTTGTAAGCCTATATAATTTCCGTTTGCAGCTCTTGTTAACATTAACATAGATATACGCAAATCTCTACCAGTAATAGATGATAATCCTACTGCTGCTTTTGTAACTTCTTTTAATCTATCTGTTGTAACACCTAGTCTAATAGCAAAAGACATTTGATTTAAAATATCCTTGTCAGAATATTGTGTTTCCTTTTGCATAGCATTAGCAAATGCTTCCATTTCTGGTAATACTTTTTTATAATTTGCACCAGCTAGGGCTAACGCATCTTCTAGATTTTTAGAAGCTTGTTCTTGTGATTGAAAATTCTTAATCATAGTCTTGCCAATTTGAAAAGTACTAAACCCAATGCCAATAGCTCCTAAACCAGCAAAGATATTTCTCTTAAACGATAATAGACTTCTTTCAGCATGCACTAAACTATTTCTAAAATTAGAAGTGTCACCAGTTAAATAAACTGCTAAAGATCCTAATGTTGATGTAGCCATATTATTTACCTTTTATCCCAAAATAACCTTTAAACATATCAGCTATTTCTTTTCCATTTAGTTTTATTGATTCTTTATTATTTTTCTTATTTGCAAAATCTATTAAATAATCTGATATTTTAAATTCAGATTTACCGCTCATTATTCCAGTCAAACGAGCTAAATATAATTCTATTTTTTCAGTTCTTTCAAATTCTATTTTAAAATAAGTTATCCAATCTAGAAATTCCCTATAAGTTACCATATCCTCGAGCTGAGAAACAGTAACGCCGAGGCTCGAGGCTAATTTATACTTATAGTATAACTCGGCGTTAGTTGTTAGTTTTTTTCTATATTCTCGTCTGTTGCCATATTTGATGCTATGGCAACTTTATAGATTTCAACTAATAATGTATTTGGTATTTCATTCTTTAAAAATTCTTCAGTAAAAACAGGTTCATTAGTATCAATATCAAAAAATAAAGTTGTTATAAGTTTAACATTAGTATCAACATCTTGAGTAAATTTTAGTTGACTGATTTCATTTAAAGTTAAAAGTTTAACATTAACTTCATTGTCTAAAATTTTAACTTTTTTAAACTTTGTTTTTCGTAACGCTTGTAAAAATAGTTCTTTAGACATATATTTCCTCTTTTATTATGCACTATATAATAATGCAAGTTTAAACGATGATGAACTTACTGCACTTGTTGCAGCTAAAGCATAAGCTACTGTAGCATCGGCTAAAGAATTTGTTCCTCCATCATTCTCGTTATACATCCAAGCATAACCAGCTGTTAATTCTACGTTGCTAATTACTGAATCATTAGAAGCATAGAATGTTACATTGCCAGCCTGAGAACCTTGAGCCGCTATAATAGATACGTCATTACCTGTAACATCGACATTTATTGTCGTGCATAATGCTACTACAATTGCAGTTGTTTGTATTGGCAAATCTGTTCCAGCACCTAAACTGAAAGGAACTGAATTAACATTTACAGTACCTACAGTCACGCCATAACGACAACCACCTGTCCAGTAAATATTTACTTTAACTCCAGTTGTTATTCCATGTCCTATTGATAATGTTGCTGTTCCTCCTGTTGTACTCGTGTAAGTACTCAAAGTTCCTGCTTGTCCTGCCGTTAGTGTTACATCCGCTCCTATTTGCCCTGAATCTGTAATAGTTGTTGATGAACTAAAATTTGATCCCCCTATTGCAATATTGCTAGTTATTATTCCTTGTAAGCTCATTTTATTTCTCCTTATGCGCTAAATACTGGAACTGTTTCTACTCCAGATCCATTAACATTTGTAAGAACAAAAGTTACATCAAAAACTGGTTGTGCAGAATTACCAGCTTCCAATGTTACATCTCCAACACTTAATACATCTGCCCAAAAAGTTACTGACCCGGCATTATTGGAAAATGCAATAACCGTTGACGCATTGCCAGCAGAAATAGTTCCTGTATATACAGCTGGGTCAAATTCTAACGTAATAATAATATCCCCATATTCTTTTAATGTGTTTAAAAATTTTGTTTTAACTGCAGTGTTTGAAAGAGTAGTTCTATCTCCTTTTTCTTTTGACCATCCTCCCAATTTTACAGTTTTTATTTTTGACGTTAACCCTGAACGTGTTAATGTCGTACCTTGTGCATCAAAAATCACACTCATTTTTCTTTCTCCTATTTGTGTATTTATGTTGTTGTGTTATAATTTCTCTTTATACTAAAATCTAAAGAAATTCTTTCATAATATTCCGAAGTACCATCTCCTGTAGGTTCATTAATAGGAAGTTCATTGATACAATTTATTGCATGTACAAAATAATTAGACATTGTCAAATAAAGTTTTTTATGCAATCGGTCAAACACAGCTTTTTTAATAGCTTCTACTGAATCCATTGTTGAGCCATAACAATCTATTTGCCAACGTTCTATTACTACATTATCAAAACTAACTATATTATCTATTGTTTGAGTACTAATTTTTTGAAATGTACAAAAGGGTAATGTTGCTTTTTGCGACGCTAATAAAGCATAAAATTTATTGCCTATTAATGCAGATAAAGTTATATCTGCAAGTAAATAGGTTTTTAAAGCACCATTAAAATTAACTACACTCATTTAAAATACCTTTTGCCTATTGTTTTATATTTTGCAACTACTTCAAATAATAATTGTCTAGCTTTATTAGTTATAATTAATAATCCTTGATGTTTCTTATTATCTAATGCTGGCCTTAAAAATGGATGAGCAGGCGCTGGCGCAGGCCCACCATGTCCAAATTCTACTAAATGCGCAATCATTCCAGGATTATGCTTATAATGTTCAATATATTTTTCTACTTTTATCATTCTTCCAATACGGCTTTTACTTGAAGGAACTAATTTTTTTTCTATCCATGTTACTATGTCACCTATTTTTCTAGATATATAAACTTTTCCAATTGCTTTTATTCCATTTCTAGTAATAACAACTTTTCTTTTTATTGCTTTTCTCATTAAGCCAGTTGCTTGTTTGCTTAATATATTTCCTGGTGTTGTTAAATTTTTAGCTTCTTGTTCTATGGGTTTTAATCCTTCATTAATTGCTGGTCTCATAATTTTAGTAACGCAACTATGACTCAACATTTCCATTGTTTTAATTAATTCTTTATCCCCAGATAAAAATGATTTTAATTGAGCCATAATTAATCCCTCCCCTCTTGACATAATACTTCAAAATATCTATCGTGCTTTCTATCTTCATTGATATATACTATATCAAGATATCGTACAATTGAACGATCTGTCCATACAATTCGCATTTCAGGTAAAATCCCAGTTGCATCAAAAGAGCGAATATAAACTCTATGACTTATATTTGCACAAACTTTTCCGTGTTCTATCATTTCTTTTCCAGATAATGTTTTAACTTCTGCAAAACAATTACTAAGCGTTGACCAAGTAAAAGTAACATCGCCAGAAGCTTCAATAGTTTCAGTCTTCTGTTGTATTGTTATATATTCTCTTAGTCTTCCGCCTTGCATCAGTAAGGTCTCCTAAATGCTATCGATTCTAAACTAATTTTACTTGTATAATTTTGAGTTAATACTATATCTGATTGACTTTCTATATGCTCAAACATATCTGCAGCAATAGATATGATTATTCGTTTTGCTATTGGAGGTACCGTCAAACTTGAAGGTCCATATCCTGCTATATATTGTACTATTACCGCTCCAGGAATATTTGCTGTCGTAGGAAATATTTCTTCATCAAACGATGGATAAACTCTTGCTGGCTGTGTAACTGTATCCACAATATACGTAGTAGAATCTAATGTTGTTAAAACTCCTTCTGTATCATAATAAGTTATACTTGAAACTGAAGTACATGGAGGCTGTGCTAAATATATTATATTAGGAAAACTATAATCATAAACTTGTTTCATAGTACGATTAATAAGGGAAGTCCATGCTTCTCGTTCTACATAATCAATTGCAGCATATAGACAAATATATAAATCATTGTCTTTTGCTGTAGACGTAATTCCCATCGCTAATTTAAGTTCAGTTAAAGTAACTGGTAAATTAGTTGCTGGTGTTACAATTGTATATCCTACATAATCGCTCATAATAAACCTTTAAAGGTAGAGAGGGGGAATGCGTAGTTCTCCCTCTCTAAGTTTTACTAACTAATATAGTCAGTTGTTAGTCCGTTAAATTTATGCTTTGCACCCATTCTTTCGTAAACTACAACTGCTTCATCGGTTCCAGTTGCAAAAGAAGCTTCTGCAAATACATAACGATAATTACGTCCGTCTGTTGCTGATAATTGAGCAATTTGTTCTGCTTGACATTCAAGAGTAACAAAATCAGCAACTCCGTCAGGTTGTCCAACTGTAAATGTTTTAGTTACTACGTCAGCTTCATTTCCACCTGTAGCAGGTGCATCACTGCAACGAATCTTCAAGGTTACAGTTGAGGCACCTACTGTACGGATAAATAGGACTCTTAAATTTGTATAATTCTTCATGTCATAAAAAGCTCCGCCAGCTTTTACGCAATCTGTTACTGAGGTAGCATTCGGGTCAAAGTCTACTACATCCGTTTTTATTTCTGTATTAATTTTATTTGCTTCGTAAGTCATCTTTTTCTCCTTTATTAAAGGGAGAGTTTATCTCTCCCTATTTTTAATTATTAACGAGTGGCTAATGCTACAAATGGGGATAATGTACTTGTTGAATTTCTAGGTGTAAGAACTGTTTTCCAAGCTGGTTGACCATCACAACGAACTGTGAATCTAAAAGTTCTTTCGTTATATAAGAATCTAACATGAGCTGATTCCATGAAACTACCACCACCTAAGAACCCTTCATAATATTCATTAAAATTAATAAGCATAATATCACCAACCGTCCCAAGAGTAGACATATTTTCATCAAATATAACAGGTCTACCTAACAATGTTGCTGGTATATCAGTACCATTTTCAGGACTAAATAAGAATTTATCAGTATTTGTTCCAGCAATATGAATACTAGTAAGAGATTCATAAGCATCTTGATTACAAAACCATACAGCATTTTGATAACCAAAAATTCTTTGACGCATTTTAACTATATTTTTACCAATAATTTCTTTCGAACCTACTCCTTGTGAAGATTCTTTTGCAACTGTTACCAATGCATCTGAATTAAGAATTCCTTCATATTCTCCAACACCAGTTCCACGAATTCTTTCATTATTGAGCTTACAAATTTTTTCAGTTGTAAGACCATTACTAATCGTTGCTGCAAACGATATAGGTGAATCCTGAATAAGTTCTTCAGTTGCATAACTTATTCCCATTAATGGATTTGCTTCCATTTTTATTTGTTCGTATGTCGCTTTGGAAGCTTCAACTGTAGCAGTTTCTTCTCTACGATACATCCTAAACCCACCTGTGTAAGAGGTGGAATGGTCTTTATCAACAAGAGCGTTTAAATAGACAACCTTAGAAGCCATTGGAATTTTACGAGTACGGGAACCGGAATCTTCCTGAATAACCATAGGATTTAATTTCATAGGTTCAGAGAAAAATGTTGGAGGAGGTAAAAAACCACCTGCAGGATTTGAACTTTCTCTTGCTTCGTCTGATCCTACTGCATTAAATAAAGGAATAAGTCTTTTATCCATTTTATCTGTTCTGTTACCATATTTACCAGATTCTATTACTGCTTTATAAAAATCAACATGATTTTTAAATCCTTTATTTGGATCTTTTCCATATCCTGGCTGAGATATGGAAAGCATATTTACTTTTTCTTCTATCTTATCCATAATTTTTCCTTGTTCTACTAGTTTTGTATTAAGTTCTTTTTTTACATTTTCTGAAGCATCCGTAGCTTCTTTTTTAATTGTATTTAATGATTTTCCTAGTTCTGAGAATTCAGCTTTTACAGCTTCGCTCAAAGTTACTTCAACTTTATTTTCTTCAGACATTTTTAAACTCCTTTAGTTTGTTAATAAAAAATTTATGTGCTTCGTTTGTTAATTTTTCAGAATCTTTTTTCCCAGCATCACGCTGTTTAGAAATAAGCTCCTTGGCTTCATTTCTTGAATGTCCTGCATCACGCAATTCATTCTCTTTGATTCTTTTTTGTAATGAATTTTGATATTTAATAAAATTTTCTGGTAAGTTAGGCAGTAAATCCAAATCTAAATCAAATGCACATGCTACTGCTCTACATGTTAGTAATTCATCCGCAAACCCAAATTCAATGGCTTCTTTACCATTCATCCAAGTTTCTTTATCCATCCATTCTAACATTTCTCCTTCTGTTTTTGATAGTTTATTGTTGCTTGCATATATATTTGCTATAATTTTATCGAGTGAAGATAAATGTTCAGATTCTTTCATAAAATCTTTAGCATTTCCCATCGCAATACCCCAAGCATTATGAATCATTATTTCTGCTGTTTCTGGCATAAAGATTCTATCGCCTGCCATTGCTATAAAAGATGCACAAGATGCGGCCATCCCATCAATATATACATTTTTTTTCAAAGAAGATTGCTTTAAGGCATTGTAAATAACGAAACCATCGTGTACAATACCTCCTGGGGAGTTTATTCTAATATTTACTTCTTTATGTTTTTTTTCTAAATTAGCAATCTCTTTAATAAAAGCTTTTGGGCTTATTCCTTCTTCCCACATGGAGGAACCTATCATATCATAGATAATAAGTTCAGGGATTTCCTTTTCAGTATTATATACATCAAACCATTTTCTTGGTGTTGATAAATTTTTAATTATTTTGTTGAACTTCGACATTTTTAACCTCTTCTTTAGGAATAGTTTGTTTTGTTACTGGAATTTCTCCGTCTTCAAGTAAATTACCTTGATGGTAATATATTTCTCCATTTTCTCTATGATTTAATCCTTCTGCTATTCTGATTTCGTTTGAATTCATAGCCCCAGTATAATACATATCTCTATAATAAGCAGTTCTTGCTACTGTATTTGCTTTAGTTAATTGTTTTGTATCAAAATCAGCAAAAACAACACCCCAATCCTTTTCAGGAATTAGGGATCTATTAACTGCCTGTTCAATATTTGTTAAATAAGGACATAATGTATATGATAAAAATTCTTCACCCATTTCTGATAGTGTTGACCAACCTTTATTAGTCGATTCTTTTATGAAATGTCTTGAAACCCTAAAAAAAGCACATAATTCATCTTCTGTAAATTGTCTAGTTTCTAAATATTGTGCATCTTGATTTGACATTTGTAATTTTACTACATCTGAACCCTTGTCGATAAATCTAGGTTTTCCGTAATTATCTCCTGAACTTCCAGCACTCCATTGTTTAGCAATATTAATTGCTGATTTTTCATCTAATCCTTGAGGGTATTTAATAATTAATGGAGGAGTTGCATCGTTTTTTATTAATTTAGCTCCATGTTTTTCTAATGTTTTAGCCATTCCAATTGTTTCGCAAGCATACTTAATAATAGAACATGGATTTACACCGTCTAAAGTCCTATAATTAGCCCAAAAGAATTCATCTTGAGGAGTTTCTTCAAATTTCATAAATTGATTATATCCCCATGATGCTATTCCAGATATAACAATTTCACCACTTGATAATTGTTTTCTAGTTACTGTATCAGGATTTAAAGGTATTAATGACATTATTTTCCCAGAAGAAGTCATGTTTTTCCAGGAAATAAATCCACCTCTAAGCAACATACATTCAACATTATATAACCAATAATCATAAGCTGTTTGCCATTTATTTGGTTGATATCTTAATAATTTAAAAAGTGGATTCCCCTTGTCAATATATATATCTTCATCCGTTTCGGTATTATATATATTTAAAGGTAAAGAAGCAATTACAGAAGCTAAAAGATTTATGCAAGAAAAAACAGTAGAAACATATAAAGAGTTTTCAGAAGATACAATTTCTCCAGTATTTGTAATTCTATCAAATACGGGAAATCCTTGAGGATCTAATTGTGTCCATCTTCCAGTTGCTACATTAAATGCTGTTTTTAAACAACTTCCAATATTTTTAAGCTTTGACATAAGCAAGAATCCATAAAAATTTATAATATATATAACATATTATATACTATTTTACACAAAAGTCAATAGGTAAAATAAAAATAATTTAATTTTATTTAGGATTATTAAATATATAACATTCTTGAAAAATTAGTTCGTATTGTTTTGATATTTTATTAATATCGTGATGCTTTTCTGCAAATTTCCTTCCATTAACAGATAGTCCTTTTCTTAATTTTACATTTTTAATTAAATCAATTAAACTATCTTGAATACTTCTAATTGTTCTATTACAAAATAATGCGTTTATATAGTTATCTAATCTTTCTCCGTGAAATCCTGCTGTTCTAGTAGTTATTACAGGTACGCCACTAGCAGTAGCTTCCATCAACGTATTACTGCAATTATGAGTATTAAAATAGAGAACATTAAATTCGTGAGTATCAGTTTCAAAATTAATTCTTTGAGAAATTTTATTAAGCTTATTTATTTTTTTTATTTTTACATAAAAATTAATTTTATCAGAAAAATATCCTACTTCCATCGATGTATCAAATATGATTCTTAATACGTATAAATTTTCTGATACTTGACATTTTTTACCAGCAATAATTCTATCTCTATTTGTTCTTTTGTAAACATAAAAAGCTGGTAGTATATTTATTTTGGTACACAATAATACTAATTGGTATGATAATTCTTTTGAAGCATTATTTACTAACCACTGTCCATTTTTTTCTAGATGTCCGTCGCCATGTAAATATCCTTCTATAAATTTTTTTACTATATTAGGATTTGATTTCATTATTATATTGGGAATTCTCTTATCATATACATTATTTCCAAAATTATTTTTTATCCATTCCGCAAGTGGCGCATGTCTAAATCTTATCTCTATTACTGATTTTCTTGTGCGATAATTAATTTTTTTACCTAATTTTTGCTCAAGTATTTTTTGTAAATTTTCAATATGCTTAATTTCATGCTTGCCAAGAGATAAATGTATTTGTGTTCTATCTCCGATAGATCCTTCAGCTAAATACCAACCCAATAAATAGGCTAAATCTTCGTCAATAGTTAACAAAGTATTGGATTGTTGGATTTTATTTTTATCATTAAAATCACGCAATTTTATTTCTAAATTATTTTCTATTTCTGTATATTTAGGAATTACTAAATAATCATTTTCTTTTACTTCTTCTGCTTTTTTCCATATAGTTTCAGTTATTTGTCTTTTAGTTGTTTTTATTCCATTTATACTCCATTTATATTTCCATTTAGCTATTTTTATTGGATGTTCTGACGTTGTGCTAAAAGATGGAAGTCTATTAGTATTAAATTCATACCATAAATTAGATGTACCATTATTAAATATTTTATTAACAGTCCCACCAGATAATTTATCACCTATTCTTACATCTTTAGCTTTTATTAATCTATTATTTACAAAAAGCTCCTGATCTTCTGGAATACAGCCTTCTCCCAGTGTAGGATGTATTAAGACATCGATTTTAGAATAAAATAACTCTTGCATCTTGTCATGCGGTATTTGTTCATTATTATATAGAGCTGTTTTTAATGTTATTCCTAAATTTTCACATGCTTCTTTCACTAAATCATATCCTTTATAATCACGATACCAAGGATTTGAAATATTCCCGCAAAAGCCAGCTACTATCTCTTTGGATTCATTATTTCGATATACAATAGGCCAATTTTCTAAATTTAAGCCATTTGGGATTAAGTAAGTTCTGGGATTAACAGTTTTACCTATTTCATAGAGCTTTTGGTTCGTTGCTATTAAACAATAGCATTTACTCATTTCTAAAAGTAAAGGTTCTAACTTTTGCATTCCATCGAAGTTGTAGTTGCCTCCAAGTCTACATATAGTTTTTAATCGTTCAGTAAACTTTTTAAGCAATGTAACATTTTGGCTCATAATTATATCCTGTTTATTCGTATTAATAGTATTACCTAGATTAAAAAATGTTCTAGTTATATTCAACCCTTTATTTAGTTGAAAATTATTAAAGATTAAGCCGAAAGACCAGGTTGGAGTAAACTCAATAGAGTATAATCTCATATTATTAACCTTGGTTGTTCTAGTGTTAAATTAAACTCTCTAGCAACAATACTACATTCTTTAGAACAACATAGCTGTCTATTATATTGTCTTTCAAACTCTTTCCCACAAATTTTACAATTCTTTTTCATTTTATTAATATTCTCAAGTATTTCTGGTAATCCGCTAAAATTTGAACAAATTGAAAATTATCTAATAAAGTTTTTATCTGATCTGTATCTTTTCTAACATCAAAAATCTTAACTACACCTTTATATTTTCTGATATTTTTTAGATAAGTTTGTACTGGGTAATGAAAACAATAACTAATCAGTGAAATTATTAAATCGTATTGTTTTTCTGGAAATCCCTTTTCTACTTCATGTAATCCTATTTGGTTTTTAGCTACGCCATTGAGTTTTAAGAATTGTCCTGCTAATATAAGGCTATTATAATGAGATGCCTTATCTTTATATCCGTAATGCAAATTTTCAGATACAGAATTATAATCGAAAAGCCTAATAGTTAAATTTTTATTGTAATGTTCATATAATAACAGATCTATACCGGCTAGACCGCATCCAATATCTAACATTGTAACTTGCGAATATCCTTTAGGTAAATAATCTCTTATATCTTTATAATCTTGCAATAAACTTTTTAAATATCTATTTGCAAAATTAGTTTTTATATTAGTTCTCTGCAAACTAATAAACAATTCCATTTGTTCAGTTATTTTAATCATTTCTAATTTTCTCATTAACAAAATTAACAGCTTTTAAAAGATCAGCTGAATATCCAAGAGTTTCAGCATCTTTTATTATTCCTTTTAAATCTTTAGGAAAACATTTTCCGCCATATCCACGTTCTCTACTAAATACTAATGTATGATTTCGGTTAAGTCTTGGATCAGCTAGCCAGCATTCTCTCAATTCGTTATAATCGACTCCCAGTTTTTTTGCTATATCATAAAATTCATTGCAAAATGTAACTTTCGTAGCAAAAAAACAGTTTTCCATATATTTGGTTAATCCTGCTGTGACAATATCCGTTTGCATAAAATTAGTATCCACTGACATTTTTCTTTGAAATATATCCACGCAAATAGAAGTATCTGCCTTATTTCCGCCAAAGATTTGCCAAGTATGCCCTCTCATATCTTGCGGGTCCGGATATTTCCAAAATGGGGTAAAATACTTGCTTTCTCCCATATATTCTGGGCTAAATACTATTCTGAGATCTTGAAAAATTTCTTTGAATCGTTTTAATTCAGTTGGCGGAGTTGTTGATTTAATTAATACAATTCCTTTATATTCTATATTTTTTATCCAAGATAAAGTTTCAAAAACTATTGATGTGTCACATGTTCCATCTGATAATTCATTCGTTGGAACACTTATTACGATAAGATCTAAATATTTAAACTTTATTTGCTCAGTAAATACTTTTTGAGGATCATATATGGCAAGTACTTCATCATCAAATAATTTATGAATTCCTTTTCCCACAACTCCATATCCTACAATTCCTATTTGATATTTATTCATTGTTATTATCCTCAATAAATGTTTCGTACCAACGGTTTGAGTCTATATGACAAATTGTTTTAGTATCTGCCTTAACTCCTATTATTAACTGTGTCGGACTACATACATATTTAATGTCATAATCATCGCATTTATCAAATGTATGATTATGTTTAGGCATTTCGTTAGAATAATGTTCACAAATAAAACGAAAAGCCCATGTTTCTTTTAAAAAACACCAGAAAATCTTCATTTTTCTATCCTTATTATCCAATTTTGATATCTATCAAACCAACTAGGTATCTCATTAATATTTTTAAAAATAACTATCTTTTTACTTGTTTGAATGCTATTTTTATCAATTTTATCTAATTCTTGACGTATTTTATCATTATAGTTTAAAACAATAGAAAAGTCAAGAGATTTATTGAAATTTTCTTCTTTATTTATTGTCTCCATAAATTTTTCCTATGTCAAAATTTGGATCATCAAACATACTTCTTTCTTCTCTTGCCTGCATGCTAATACCGAGTGCCATTATAAGAGCTACAATACCATCTATCTTCTGAGGACTATCCTTATTTGCCTTAATAGGTTTTATGTTTCCAGCAGGATCGTCTTTTACTTGTACATTTGATGCCATCCATCTCATTATAGGATTATTAAAATGTACAAGTTTTTTTTCAATTAATATCTTTTCTAACTCTTTTGAAGGTTCATTCAGAGACATATAACCCTGTCTAAACTGAATCATCGTAACCCCATCATTATCAGATAAATTTGTTGCGAATTGTGCAGCATTCCAAGGATCATATGCGATAGAATTAATATCATATATTTCTTTTAATTCTAATACTTTTTGTCTTATTTCTTCATAATTAACAACATTCCCTTGAGTTAAATAACAATATTCTTGCTTATTCCACATTTTATATTCAAGTTTTTTCGTAGCTGTAAATTCTGGAACCCAAAAAAATGGAAGACACGCATAATATTCAGGAAAATAAAGAACTAAAGCTGTTATATCTCTTGTGCTAGATAAATCTATACCAGCAAAACATTTCTTGCCTTTTAATTCTTCTTTATCTATTTTTTGCCCTGAATTGTCCCAGTCTTCTATTTTCAACCAACGCCTCTCTTGTTCTGTTTGAATGTTTAAATGTAACCGTTTAAATGTATTTTCAAAACTAGGTTCTTCTCGTGCTTTTCTATATTGAGATTTAAAGAAGTCAACCTTTATAGATACTCCAAGATTAGGATTTGCTTTATACCAGTTTTTTTCGTCTGTCCAGTCATCCTCACACGTTAGCTCGTATAGGATTGGCATATATGAACTATCTTCTATTTGATTGTCTCTAACTTTCCTAGCGTATGCAACCATTCGATTGCATGGACTATCTCCTGCATAATCAGCAGTTGATATATATACTTCTAAGGGTTGGCGTCTTGAACCCGTTGCAGTCTGCATTACTTCAATTAGCTCATCCTTTCTTTGCGTATGAACTTCATCTATAATAAAACAATGCGGGTTTAATCCATGTTGAGAAAGAGCTTCACTAGAAAGAACTTTCATATATGATACTGTTTTAGGAAATTTAAGTCCTTTTGCACTAGGACATATTTCTATTTCATTAGATAATAACTTATTCTGATTAACCATATTACAAGATTCTTTAAATATTAAAGAAGCTTGATTTGTATTAGCGGCTAATAGATATACTTCACTTCCTGGCTCATTGTCAGCACAAAGCATAATTAAAGCTAAAGCACTACAAATAAAAGACTTACCATTTTTTCTAGGAATAAGTAAAAAAAGTTTTCGATACCTACGTGTTCCATCTTTTCTCTTCCATCCAAATAAATGTCCAAGAATCTTTTTCTGCCAATCTTCAAGAATAAAATTTTTTCCTGCATATTCACCTTTAGAATGTTTAAATTGAGTTTCAAAAAACTTACAAACTCGTTCAGCTACAATTACATCAAAAGTAAATTCTACAGAATTAATCCATGGATTATAGCCTGCAATAGGTTCTTTCCAAAATTTTGATATTTCATTCATTTATTTTAAAATTCTTTCTTGAATATTTTTTCTTATTTTTAAATACTTTTTCACATGGGGCTATTCTTCTTCTTTTTTTAAAAATATATTTATTTAATGAAGACATTATCATACTAGGTTAATCCTTCAAATATATTCTTTTCTTTATTTCTAGCTATTTTTTCAACATTACGTCTAGATACAGGACTTAATCCAAAATCATTTAAACTTTGTTTAAGCGCATTCCACAATTCTCTTTCTTGCTTAATCCATGGAGCTGTTTGCTGTCCTATTACTTCTCCCTTATAATTCTTTACATCTTGATAATCACCTTTTTCTTTGCATTCTCTCATTTTGTTATACCATCTTTCCCAAATTTCACAAAGCATAAAAAATGACAAACTATCAGGAGTATCTAAAACTCCATTATTAAATAACATGGATTCAAAATGATTAAAAATATTTTTACCTATTTCTCCTAATCCTTCGATTTCAGCTATTCGTTCCCCAACAGAGTCAACAGGATTTTGAGGGAATCTATCTTTTTTATCTCCCATAATCTGCATCTCTCTTAATGTCTTAGTTTTTAATCTTCCTGAAGTCATAATGAAAAATTGATATTATAAGTTAATCGTTTATTTAACTGAAATAAAATAATTGGATCTATACCACGCCTATAACTAGCATGTACTTGTTTATGACATTCTTTACACAATGGAGCTAGGTTAGTTATTTCAAAAAATAATTTAAAATCTTTTGAAACTTCAATTATATGATGGATTTCTTCTGTTCTACTTATTTCACAAATCCAACATATTGGTTCTTTATTTTTTATATAATCACAAATATCTTGCCATTGGTTAGATGATCGCATTTTTGCTATTTCAGGATTTTCATTTTTCCTAAATAGTTTTCTATTTTCCTTTGGAATATAATCACTAGGAAAATATTGTTGCTTATTCTTTGGTTCTTTAGTTTTAAAGTATATTATTCCCATAATAGTATTATTATACTACATTTTATAAAAATGTCAATAGCTACTTTTTTTTAAAAAGTCAGTTTTTTGCCTTTTTTTACAAACGAG